CTTCCTGTTGCTGCGCCTGCTGGACAGGCTGCTGTTGTGGAAGCACAGACCGGACTTGTTGGGCGATCTTCGCTTGCTCCTCAAGAGCTTCGAGTCTCGCCTTCATCTCGCTAGCCTCTACCCGGAGATTGTTCCGAGCTTCGACCATCTGCTTAAACCGGCTATACGGTACCCGGTGGCCCGATGCTTCCTCTTCAGTGTCTTCCGCGCCGTCAGGTTCGGGAGACGCCTCTTGAGAAGGCTCGGCCTGTGCTTCTGCTGGCTCTTCAGATTGAGCCTCAACCCCCGCTTCCTGATTAACGTCTTCTGCGGGTTCAGACGATGCTTCGACCTGGGGCTCAGACTCTTCCTGCACGTCAACAATGTCGTTATCTGCGTCAAGAAACGCCGAAAGCCTTGCATGTGCGTCTTCATCTAGTAGTCCCATCGGTCCCTCCATTTAACGCCTGGTTGGCGAATCGTTCAACGCCGCATCAAGCGGCGAGGATTGTTCGAGAGGTGCTCCCCATCTACCTTCTTCGTAGTCGCGGGCCCCTCCGTCGTAAACCCTGCCAGTTTCCCGTTCGTACCGCAATATATCGCGCACATTCGTGAATTCTGGGGTTCGGAGGCGATCTTGAGCGATATATTCGATCTGGTCAAGGCCCATAAGGGCCAGGGCATGGGCGAATATCATATCGTCGTGCTTCTTAGGCATCGCCTCCGCTTTACCTTTGTCGTTATAAACAAAGGTGTTCATCTCAGTCTTCATGCGCTCGTCGTTGATCGGAAGCATGCGCTTGGCAACGTATTCGTGCAGCCGACTAAGCATCACAGGGCGCGTTGAGGAGTTCGTATTAAAACCTATCTTCTCAACCCACCGCTCGGCCATCTTGTCGTACTGAGTTCGCTTAAAGATGTAAGCAAACTCCTTCTTAACTAGGTATTCGAGGATCGACAACCCGTAGGAGTTCGACTCAACAACCACCAAGCAGTCATATTTCTTCGCCTCAACCAAGACCCGCTCGGCAAAAGCGTGAGGAGGAGACCGCTGGTAGTAGGTTGACACGACCTCGACGTTCTTTTTGTCAGTTACGTCCATCACGGCAAACGAACTGAAGTCGCCAGAAGGCGACCCTGACGCCGTGTCCACGCCCATCGAATAAACCCGGAACTTCTGAGGGTCTCGATAGCACTTGTAGCCACTATGGGCTTGAGAGTGCGGGAAAAGCATGTCGAAAAACTTCTCACCGCTTGTGATGAAGGCCTGTTCCGCAGATGCAGGGTATTCCTGCATAAACGTGTTCCAGTTATTCACACACTTGGTGCGAAGCGTCTCGTGGGCCCAGTTTGACTGGTAATCGTCCAGTTCAAACTCCTTAACCATCTCCTTGATGCGGTTATCGGGCTTTTGAGGGCGCTTTGAGGAGACATAATTCCTGTCTTCCATCCACGGGAAGAAGACTTTTGTAAACCCGTTGCCCTCATGCCACATCTTGTGGGCGTCATTGAGGCCGTTTGCGGTCGTCTCAAGGACGATTTCCGCATCTGGGCCCGCAGTCTGGAAAGCAGAGGCCACGGTTCGGTCAACATCTCCCCAAAAGGCGAACTCCGAGCAATGAAGGGCCTGATATGTGGTGCCACGGGCCGAATCGGAGTTGGCTGTCGCCACCCTCACCATGCCGCCATGGAAAAACGCCATCTCTCGGACGTTTGCCTTCTCTGTTGGGAACTTCAGGAAGTCAGGCAGGTACGTGTAGAACCGCCTATAGACCTCAAATATCGCTTGTGCAGACTCGTACTTGTGAGCAAGTACACACACCTTGAAGTTCGGCGTCAGAAGGGCCCTCCAGAAGAAGCGTGCTGCCACCACTGTGGTCATTCCAAGCTGACGAGCCTTCAGGATGTAGACCCAGGGGTCTTCGTCCACAAGACCGACAAACCTCTCCTGTGCATCGTTCATCCCGAACGGGACCAGGTGGCCCCGCTTGTCGACGATCTGAAGGTAGCGGCAAAAATAATGGAAGTCGTTCGCGCACTTCTGAATCTCCGCCTTTATCTTGGCGTCAGTGGACAGGCTTCTCTTCCCGCTTAGATGAATCGTTTAGCAGTTCTAAAATCTGCTCAGGGCCAATACTGCCACCCTTTAGGGCCTTGGTCTTGGCCTGAATGTACTCAAGCTCAAGCTCGGCTTTCTGAACAGCCAACTCGTCGATACGACGCTGGGTCTCTTGAGACATGCGGCTACGGAGCTTAAAGCCGTTCCGGGTGCGCTCAAGCAGCCACGCTGCGGCTTTCCAGTCCTTCTTTGAGTGGAACTTGATGGTGTCCATCAGATAGATGGTGGCCTCTTTCTCTGCCTTGTCGAAGTCACGTCGGAACTTCTTCAAAAGCTCAGGCGCAGAGTCTTCTGCGCCCTTTCTTAGCCATGACCGAAGGGTGTCAACGGAGATCTCAACGGTGTCGCACACCGCTTTCCGCGTATACCCCGCCTTGGTTCCCTCACAAATCTTGTCTGCAAGAGCGCCTGAAAACTTGTTGGGGAACCTGACAGCCATTTATGCCACCACGGATGATTGGATGAACGGAATGGGCTTGCTGGCCTTAAAGGCGCGCTTTACGACGCGCCGGTCAGACCGCTTTACCTGCTCAAGAAGACAGAAATGGGTGGCCGACATCCAGTCAATGCAATCGGTGACGAACGCCTGGTTGTCGAAATTATCATCCCCTGACTTGTTCTGGGCCAAGCGGTTAATGAACTCCTTCATCAGGATGAGGCAGTCGCCCTGCTTAGGCTTGAGGGCACTCTTCTCCGCCGTCTTGCAAAGGCTGTAGCCGCTTTCTACGGAATACCGCACGGCATGGTAGGTGGCGTCAGTCTCCTTAAACAGGCGAACCGGGTCCTTTGCCCTTTCATTCGCAAGGAAGTCCTTAAAGTCCTCAATGATGCCATTAACCTCGGACAACGTGGCCGCTAGCGTGCCCTCTACCAACACCACAACAGGGTCTAGGTCCAGCCCGACGTTAAGAGTCACTTCGCCGTCGTCATCTTCGACGGTCTTCCACATCAAATCGACAGCCATTACTTGCTCCAGCGCGAAATTACGCGGCTAAGGGCAATAGTGCCCATCCGAGAAGAGAGGCCCTGACGGACAAGCGCAACGACAGCCTCATCGACGGTCTTCCCGGAGCGCTTGGACGCGGCAAGAAGCAAGGACTGCTCTTTGGGCAGTAGATCGCGGTCAGTGACCTTTCCAAACTCCTTGGGACGACCAACCTTCGCAGGAGCCTCTTTCTTCGGAGCAGCCTTCTTTGCAGCAGCTTTCTTCTCAGCCATCTTATCTCTCCTGGGCGCGCACTAGCGCCCGCTTACGTTTCAGAACGATGTTAGCAAACAACCGACTCCGACGATAACAACGGTTCCCGGAGTTCCAATGACAAAGCACCTCTTTTAACCGAGGCCCGTACTTGTCTTGGTACCGGATAATGGCCCCTATCCCCGCCTTTATCAAGTCACAGTCTCGCTCCACACCACCAGGACAGTGGAACACAGGACGAATCTGTAACGGCCCAACAGCGTCGCGAGGGCTACGAGCCAAGGCGTTAAACCGCGACTCCGTATACGACAACGCCACAGCCAACTCTATGTTCACGCCGCCCTCAATGGCGGCTGTGCCCACATCAACACACACGCCGTATCTCTCAACTGGCAGGTCTGACCAGGAGAAGGCATGGGCGCAGACAAGCAGCACCTTGAAAATCACCCAACCCGCCTTCCGTACTCAGCGATGAGCAGCGCGTCAGCGTTCTTGTGAGTCACCTTCGTCCGAGGGTGCAACCGCTGGGCAGCAGCCTTCGTCACGTTCTTATCACCACCCGTCTTGCACTTCATAAACGTCTGCCACTTGGAAGGAGTCACCTCCTCGAAAGGAACCAACAAGCTAGTCAGCAAACCCAAACAAAAACCATACGAAGTCCCAAACTTAAACGTACTAGCCACACCCTGACGAGGCATCGAATGAACCTTTTCCAGATACGCCTTGTCGATGGACAACGCCCTAGACCTCACAAACTCAGCAACGTCGTGAGGAGTCTCAGACAGATTAATCAAACCATCAACCTCACCTGTCTCACGGTGAAGACAAACGACACATCCCGAATACCCAGGGTCTATCCCCAACACCAAATATGGACCTTCCAAAACCACTCACCTCGCGCGCGCCCGCGTAGATATATATATACATATACATATACTCTCCTCCCCCCAAGGGAGGAGAGCATATACCTACAACAAGTCATCTATAGTTGTACCTAGAGATACAGCCAGCATTTTCCAGGTGTCGAGAGACCCACCCGTCTTCCCATTTTCCAACAGCGATAGAAAAGGCTGAGATACACCAGCGAGCCTAGCTAGCTCATGCTGAGATATCCCACGCTCTTCTCTGATCTCCCGAACACGGTTGAAAAATCCTTCCTCATCTCGCTTTCGTTTCTTAGCCATACGGCTTACTTATCATAAGCGGGACAAAAGGGCAAAGGGGTTGTTGAAAATATCGGCGCGGTAATTTGGTCTAAAACGCACAGATTCCGCCCACGAAACGCACATAGGCACCCGCCCTGGCACGCATCATGCATCGCACGCACCCGGGTGCCCGGGCAGGCACCCGCACCCCCGCTCGCCCGCCTTACGCGCTCGCCCACACGTAGCAACCCCCATGCCAACTTTGCACTTGGCACGAAGATAGCAATGCCCGGGCAGATGCGCGGGCCGGTACGCGCCTTTCCTGCGCGGGTCATGCGCACACTCGGGATTTTCTACGAAAATCCCGAGGGCGGCACTTTCGACCTCACCCCTTGGCCCTAGTACCAATTTGCCCCGCAAATCGATTCTAGGCCCTATTCTGTGGGGCTCAGGGCCATCTCGCATGTACGCGTTGGGAATCTCCGATTCCGGCCCGTGGGCGCGATGTAGGCGCTGAATAAGGAGGGGCCCTCCCAAGCACCTCCCCGAAATCACTCGCCTTTTCCCCATCCCCGACCCTGGCCCCGCCATACGCCGACTGTGCGCCAAGAATCGCGCGCCCCGGCCCGCGCTGAGCTTTGCAAGCAAAGCTCAGTGTACGTG